ATAACGCTAAAAAACTTTTATAAGGAGAATCCTATTGTCAACGCTTTGGTAGACTGGAAGGCTTCACGAATGGCAGAAATTGGCGTAGATTTGTATAAGGTCAAAGACAAAAAGACTGCAAAGGAATACAGGAAGTGGAACGGAAAGCAGACCGATAACTACGAAATAAAGCAATTGGAGAAACTCAAAGCAATGGCTTATGAGGAAGTACCATTGGAAGAAATAGGATTTAACGACCTACAATACGGCAAAATAAAAAGACTTTTAAGACAGCCTAACAAACTACATACTTGGTCCAGGTTTGTATATCACTATTCGGCTTCAAGAGATATGTCAGGCTTTCAAGCCATTTGGGGTAATAGAATACCGAATGGAATAAATGCTACTAAGTTTGAGGAATTATATCCACTTCCGAGCCATTTAACGCAAATTGTATCGGGGGGTGCAATGAAACCGATTGACTTTTATCGGGTGCTTATTAACGACTGGAATGCAGAATACAAAGTTGAAGACGTTCTTTTGTTATCCTCTCATTCATTCGATTATGATGTTAACGGTTCACAACTATACGGAACATCAAAGATAATTGCAGCCTTAAAAGAAGTCGAAGCGTATAAATATGCACAGGAAAGGGAAGTATATTCTTACCAAACAGGAGATGCTCAGACAATTCTTTTTCCAAAAGATAGAGAAGTTGCCACAGCAATGGGAGAACAGCCAACATTAGTGCAGGAATGGAAAGATAAAATGTTTAAGATATTAGGACAAAAGAACCGTTCTAATATATCAGTAGCACCCTATGGACTTGATTCTATTAAGGTAGGAACGGCTTTAAAGGACACAAACACAACAGAAAGCAAACAATCTGCTATAAGTGCCATTTGTGGCGTATGGCATATTAACCCAATTATCTTAGGTCAAAATTTAAGTAATACCGATTCAAAGATAAAAGAAGTCACTAAAATGGCTTTAAGGGATGCAGTATTCCCAGAAGCAAGAGATTTAAACCATGGATTAAATGAATTTTGGATGCAGACATACGCAACAAAAGGCGGTGAAAACTTAGAACTAATCTTTGACTATGATGTATTTGAGGAGTTTAACCAAGACATTTTGGCAACTGCAAATGCATTATCTAAACTTGATGTTCTTTCAGACAATGAAAAGCGAGTTGATTGGTTGAATTATGATGCAATCGAAGGAGAAGAAAGGGCGGACAAACCTCAAAAGTATTGGGATATTGAACTTGAACCATTAAGTTATGAAGACAATAGCGACCCTTCAAGCGGAAGCGGACAGAATCAGTAATATTGCAGAAAAGCGAGCGTATGAGTTTGTATTTAAATACTTGGTAACAATATCAAAGCAAATATCATTAGTGGCAAGAACGCAAGGAATCGCAGCAGCAAATAGGAAAGTCAATGACATAAGCGGAGTTGATAAACTTTACTTTCAAATCTACAATAAATCTGGGTGGTATTATGCACAGTTACAACATACCCAGCTGCTAAAACAAAAGCGAATGAACATTGGTTTTTATTCTGCTATCTGGAAAACATTCATTACAGGCAAATTAAAAGACATTGAAATTGTTAAACGCATTAAAGACGTTACCGACAACATTAAAGAACAGTTTAGAGATTTGCTTTTGATTGCAAACGAAAACAATTATTCTACGCAACAAATTGCAAGGCTATTTCAAGAGAATATTTCAGTATCAAGAATGCGAGCAATGAGAATTGCAAGAACAGAAATGACCCATGCAAGTGCCTTAGGTGCGGAATTTGCAACTGATACCATACAAGGATTAGAACTTTATAGCCTTTGGATTCATTCAAAGGTAGGCAATTATAGAGAAAGCCACGCTGAGGTAAATGGCAAATATGTAAAGAAAGGTCAAGACTTTACCGTTAATGGTTTAAAAATGAAATATCCTGGTGACCCACGAGGGGGAGCAAGTGAAGTCATTAATTGTAGATGCAGGGTTTCTTATTTAACCGAGGATGCTTTAAAGTCTTTTGGTCTTTGGAAGGGTTAAATATTTTTATAATCATAAGAGTAAAAACAACTAATCCATAGAAACTTAAATTCAATTAATACATATTCTGTGCCTATCATAACATGGTCAAAAGAAGTCATAAATCCAAATCCTTGAAACTTTCTTAAAATTCCAAAATAGAATCTATGCTTTTTGTTTTTATAGAAATAATTCATTTCTCTAAGTTATTTGCTTTTTCTTTTGGGTTCATTAATCAATGTTGTTTCCTAATTCAAATAATATCAGTGGAGTAAAACAAAAATAAATACATTGGAACACTATAAGTCCAATCCTATTATTTTCACTCCACAAAAAGCAATTAAATTCTTTTAAAATAAAAGATATTGACAAATAAGTTATTAAATCAACTACAATTAAGAAAATAAACCAAACAAATGCAATTTTTAAATATCTTTTCATTTCTCTAAGTTATTTGAATTTAATCCTCAAAAAAAGAAATACTTTCTGGACTACCAGTTAATTTCTTATATACAACTTGTGCTTTTGCTCCACTTATTGCTGTTTTGTAAGCCGACAATGCAATTTGTGCAACTTTTAAATCTTTAGTTTTATTATATTGGTTGGTCAATGTATCTCCAATTTCTTGAGATACTAAAATTACGTCAGTAACTCCTGTAGTTTTAACTTGTTTCTTCATTTTTTGTTTGTTTTATAATTCTATTTAAAAATATTTTTTTTCTTGCCAAAGAAATTAGCATAGGGGATAAGTCGTCATTATTTAGTCTATAACATTTTGCTAAATATCTAATTGGAAGGATTTCTTTCATTTTTATTAAATATTGCTTTCTGTAATTTTTATAATAAGATTGCCCTTTGTCAGATTTAACATATTTTTCACTATTAAACATATATTGTTTAAATTTTTGAGGGTCGCTTTTTATTAACTCCCATTGTTTTTTAGCCCTGCAACTCTCACATTTATTCCTATATGTTCTATTCTCGCCTTCTTTCTTTGGGCTTTGTAAGTGGAATTTTTCTATTGCTTTTTTTTCTCCACAATTGGCACATATTTTATGCGTTATTTGTTTTTTTTTATTATAAAATGGAGTAGGGTAAAATAAATAGTTAGAATCTTTATTTGTTCTAATTCTATATTCTAAGTTAGCCAACGAAACATTGCTATAATTCCCATCCTTTGGTACTAAATCATAAAAATGGAAATTGTCGGGCTTTTTTATTTTAAAGCAATTTTTCATTAATGTTGTTACAAAATATGCTTTTGGCTTGTTTTTATTACCCGATAAAATCAAATTAACAACTAAAGACTTACATCCCTCTTTGTTATTAAAAAATCCGATAAGCTGTCTTTTGTAAAAAACCTTTTTGCCATTATTCATATATCTATAATTAGAGAAAACATTTCCTTCCTCATTTATAGAATATTTTTTATTAGATTTAGGTATAAAGACTTCTTTCATTAGTATTTATTTTTCAAGATTATTTGCCCTCATCACTTGACCGAGTGTAATTTGTTCTGCAGGTTTCTTTCCATAATAGCAACGGGTATTTGTAGCCATTCTTAAAGCCACATTTCGACCTACTTTTAAAATGCTTGCAATTTGTTTGTAGGTTACAACTTCATTATCTTGGACTATTGGCATCAATTTAAATACGGTTTAAATATACCCAAATGTAATACTTATAATCTAATCTACAAAGAAAGTTTTGCAAAAAATAATAGTTTTGATACAAAAGTTCCACGAAATGATGTATTTAACTAAAAATATTGCTCAAACTATAAAGGATGTTGACGTTAAACAAGGCATCGTAACGGGATATTTTTCTAAGTTCGGTAACATAGATTCTGATGGTGATATAATCCAAAAAGGGGCATACACTAAGACCATTTCAGAATCATTCAAAAGAATCAAACACTTATTAGACCACGATAGAACTAAGGCGGTTGGAGTTATCCAAGTGCTTAAAGAAGATGATTACGGTCTTTACTACGAATCAAAAGCAGGCAGGCACACATTAGGGCAGGATTTCTTACTAATGGCTGAAGATGGAATTATCTCCGAGCATTCAGTCGGCATCTACCCTATTAAGCAAATGAAAGGCGAAGGCGGTGCTAACATAATTACGGAAGTAAGAATGTTGGAAGGTTCAAGTTTGCAAACATGGGGAGCAAACGAGCATACGCCTATGACAGGCATCAAGTCGGAAAAGGATGTAATGATTCTTTTAGACCAATTACACAAAGCCTTATATCAAGGCAATTATTCAGATGAAACATTCAAGGAGATTGAGAAAAAATACAAATCCCTACAATTCACATTAGCCGATTCAAGGACAATCACTAATGCCGACACAAAGGATAGTTTATCCCAATTCCTATTTAATACAATTTAAAAACATTTAAAAAATACTACAATGAGCGAGGTAAATGCAGACGCATTAAAAATAGTAGAAAAGCAAATCGATGATAAGTTGTTTGCTTTCGAAGGTAAAATTAAAGGAAACTTTGATACCACAGATATTAAGAACGAATTAAACGCTTTGACTGTAAAGTTTGCAGAAGTAACAATGCAAAAAGATGCAGTAGAGAAGTTATCTACTCAATTAGATGCAATTCAGACAGCACAGAAAGACCAAGGCAATAGCAGAATAAAGACTTTCAATCAAATTGCAAGTGACATATTCAAGACAAGACAAGCGGAATTAGAACTATTAAAATCTAATAGCGGTAAATTCAGATTTGATGTTGATAACGGTCAAGAATCGTTAATTAGAAAAGACGTTGGAACAGTTACATTAGGTAACGTAACAGGGGCGTTGCCTACCACCATAGGAAGAACTGTTTCTCCATTGTCAAGAAAAGTTCATGTTAGAAGTTTACTTTCTAATTCACCAATTACAGGAGCAACGTATTCATTCCCTGTAATTACAGACGGTGAAGGTTCTGTAGGAATTCAAACCGAAGGTTCAGCCAAAGCACAGACCGATACAGACATCGAATTTGAGTTGAGAAGCCCTATCGTATTTGCTCACTTCCAAAGATACTCAAATCAAATATTAGGAGATATTCCTTTTCTGATGAATTATATCTCGGGTAGAATGATTGAGCAACTTTTGAACAAAGAAGATGATGAAATATTGAACGGTGCGGTAGGTGCTAACAGATTAGATGGAATTCTTCCTGCTGCGACTGCTTATGTTCCTACAGGTTCTGCTAATGTATCAACTGCAAATCGTTATTCTTATTTATTTGATTCTATTTCAAAATTGGCTCAAATTAATGTGGATGCAAGCGGAATATTAGTTAATCCATACGCATACTATGAGATGCTTCAAATTAGGTCCACAGGTCTTGAATATACTGCACCAATAGCAGGATTGACGTTCAATAATGGCGGACTTCAATTTGCAGGTGTTCCTGTAATTCAATCAACTGCAATGGCTGCAAATGCTTTCTGCGTAGGAGATTGGAAAGAAGCCGACTTTTTAACAAAAGAAGGTATTAGCGTTCAAATGTCAACAGAAGACGGTGATAACTTCACTAAGAACTTAGTAACCATCAGGGTTGAGGAGAGAATCGGATTGGCTATCTACAGACCAACGGCATTCATTTACGGTACATTTACTAGAATATCATCATAATTTTGGAAGGGGCTAATAACTCCTTCCCTTTTTCCTATTTCGATAAAATAGTTGTTTTAAACTTAAAAAGCCGACCAGACAGGAAAGCAGAAATTGAGAAACAATTATCAAGCAGAAAAATAAATAGGGTATCGTTCTTTGAAGGTTTTACAGGGGGTGCAAGCGGATTTAATAAGTCTATGTTTGAAATTCTTAATCAGAATCAAGACGTAAATAGATTGTTAGTTCTTGAGGATGACGCATATTTCACTAAGGAAGGTCTGTTAGGCGAATCAATAAGACAAATGCCACATGATTGGGATTTGTTAAGCATGGGTTCAAACCTAATTACCAAACACAAAAGGGTAAAAAGAAACTTAGTAAGGTTGGAAGATGCTTGGATGACGCATTCAGTTGCTTATTCTAATAAATTAATTAAATGGATTGTAGCAAACTACAGACAAGATTTAATTTATGATGAATGGTTAAGAATTAATGTTTACAAGCAATTTGAATGCTTTATGACTTATCCGATTGTTGCATGGCAGAATCCTAGTTATTCTGATATATGGTCAAAAGAAGCGGATTACTTAGCAATATTGAACAAAACATATAAATATATTAAATGAATATTCTTTTTCACTTGCACGCTTATCCACATGAAGTATTTGCAGGGGCTGAAATGATGGCTCACAGAATTGCAAAGTTCTTAGCTACAAAAGGACATCAAATAAAAGTGATAAGCGGAACGGCAACAAAAGAACATTTAGTATTTGATACGATTGATGTTTATAAATTCGAGATTGACAATGATTCGGACTTTTGGCGGTGGTCGGACTTGGTTATTACTCATTTAGGTGCAACACATTATTGTTACAACAAGCAAAGGCAATTTAGGAAAAAGTTAATACACTTAATTCATAATTCCTTTGAGGTTCATTTGACAAGGATTAAGCCAAAAAACAATTACATGGTTTATAATTCGGAGTTTGCAAAAAGGGTATTAAACTATCCAACAGATTCAACGATTTGTATTCCTCCAGTAGATTATAGAGAATATGAAAGGGTAAATAACGATAAGGCAACTTTCTTTACTTTGGTTAATTTAAACGAAAACAAAGGAGGGCAATTATTAATAGACGTGGCTAAAAAAATGCCACATATAAAATTCTTAGGCATTGAGGGTGGTTATTACGAGCAGATAAAAGAGGAAGTTAAGAACCTGGTTTATTGGAAGCCACAAACCGACATGAAAAGAGTTTATTCGGTTTCAAAATGTATAATGATTTTAAGTGAATACGAAAGTTGGGGACAAGTGGCAGTAGAATCTTTAGCAAGCGGAGTTCCAACGATAGTAACAAAAGCGGTAGGAGTAGGTGAGGCGGTTAGTTATGCAGGAACATACACAGAACGAACAGTAGATGGTATTTGTGAAGCAATTAATATGATAAATATTGAAAGCTATTACAAAACAAAGAAAGAGGAATCATTGAAAAGGGCAAAAGAATTAGACCCAATTCCATATTTAGAGCGATTGAATAGTTTTTTATTAAATATACAAAAAAGAAATTACCAAAACTAAGTAGAGAGAGTTTCGGTAGCCTTCGGGGGAACTCGGGGGCAAAACATTAAAAAGATGTCAGAAATAGCTGAAAAAATTACTAATGGGCTTTTTATTACTACTTCAAATGAAGTGGCAACAACGGAGCCTATTACGATTGCAGAGGTTAAAGATTACATGGGCATCACCTTTACTGCTCACGATACGAAGTTAACAAGGTTGATAACGGCTTGTCGTGAGCAATTAGAGAAATTAAAGTTAGTAACATTGATAACAAGCAGGAATGTTGCAGTTACTTACAATGAGTTATACGATTGGGAAGATTTGCCATATTCAAAGGTCGGAACAATTACGGCAACAGATTTAAACAATGTTACGGTAACTATTGAAAAAGCTGATTTAGGCGGATTTGTAAGAATCAAAGGAGATTACGAAAATGGTTTAAAATTGACCTATGCGAGCCTGCCAATTACAATAAGCCAAACTATCAAGGAAGGATTAATAAGAGCGGTAAAAGAATGCTTTGAACAAGGAACAACACCAATTAAAGCGGTATTAAATGAGTTTAAATACATTAGTTTTAAATAAGGAGTTAAAAGGCAATCGAAGGACAAAAGAATTAAAGATTAATTTAAAAACGAAATGGCAGGAAAAGTATTTACCGAACCAATTAGGGTTTTATCCTATGCAGTCACAAGGGCAGCAGGAGGAGGACAGACAAAAGGTAGTGCAACGGTTAAATATGATACGATAGCCACAATCATAGCGAGAAAAGAAAATAGATATAGTTCTGATTCTTCATCACGATTGAGCAATGTTTATGATTTAGAAATGTATAGAGACCCGAGCGTATTAATTGATTCAAATGACCAATTGGAATGGAGGTCATCAACTTTAAAGATTTTAGATATTTTAGAAACAGACGATTATAGAAAATATAAAATAACGGCACAGATACAATGAAAGTAATAGCACTAACAAATGTAAGTTATGAGAGTAAAAGATATTCGGAAGGTGAAACTTTTGAGCATAAAAGCCCAGAATTAGCGGTAGAACATGGACTAATTAAAATTGTTGAAGGTGGCAAAGAAAGTAAGAGTAAAGGGGTTAAAGGAAGCGATTCACCAACTGAAACAGAAGCAGAAAACGATTGATAAAGATTTATTAAATGTATTGCAAGATTATACATTAAGAATCGAATATCAAGCCAAAAGATTAGCACCTACAGACATGGGGCATTTAGGGCAGTCAATTTCTAGCAATGTTATTAAAAGAAAGTCCACAATTTCGGCAAATGCAGATTACGCTCCATTCGTGGAATTTGGAACAAGGACAAAAGTAAAAGTTCCTGCAGGGTTTGAAAGCATGGCAATGAAATTTAAAGGCAAAAAAGGAAAGGGAAGTTTTGAAGATTTTAAAAAGGATTTATTCGATTGGTGCAGGAGAAAAGGAATTGAAAAAAAGTATTGGGGTGCGGTGTTGATGAAGGTTTTAAAAGTCGGAACAGAACCACAGCCTTTTTTAATTCCAAGTTATTTAGAACAGAAAGTAAAGTACGAAGGAGCGGTAAAAAAATATAAGAATGAAATTCGCTGGTAAGGAGTTGAGAAGTGCTTACGATACATTGTTACATGAATTCATTACGGTGAACGGTGCAACGATTAAATGTTACGATAGCAAAGCACTTTCAACAGCGGTTAAACCTTACATTATTTTTGGAACGTACAATCAAAACGGCAATGTAGGAAGCAAAGATTCATTTGGGTATAATGCGACAATAAACATTGAAATAGTTGATGGCTTTGTAAGTATTGACAATTACGATAGGTCAAACGTCGATTACATCGCAAATAGAATTTTAGAAATAGTTAGACCAAGTACAACAAGTATTGCATTGAGCCTTGCAAATTTTAATGTAATAAGTCTTAATCTAAGTGCGAGTTTTGACACTTTTTTAGAAACGGAACAAGAGAATTTATTTAGGAATATATTAGTATTAGAACATTTAATAACAGAATAAAATGGCAAAGTTTAACGGTACGCAATTCAAATTATTTATTGACGCTGCAACAGATGTTGAATTTGATGAGCAGTCAGAACTAACTATTGACATTGCAGCAGCAACAATTGAATATACATCAAAGGATTCAGGCGGTTGGGCTGAAAATGATTATGGTTTAAGGTCGTGGAGTGGTTCAGCTTCATTAATTATTGACTTTCAAGAAGCATCAAAAAAGCAATGGAAAGATATTTTTGCAGCGATAAACTCAAGAGCGACATTAAACATTATTTGCAAGAAAACAACTGAAGCTACTTTGGATGTGGCATTAAGCGGAACTATAAAGGTTGATTCTTTGGGACTTGCTGCACCAATGGAAGATAAAGTAACTCTTTCATTCTCATTCACAGGCACAGGAGCATTAGTTCAAATAATTGCAGCTTAATTTATGAAGATATTCAAAATTAGTGCAACGATTGATGATGAGGAATTTGCAGTAAATTCTTTGTTTGGAATGGAAGCGTTTGTAAGTACTGCTGAATTGAGGGGTGAATCTTTGGGTGATATGTTTGCTAATATAGGCAAAGCAATGGATTCTAAAAATGAGGATTCAAAAGGCATGGATATTTTAAAGTTTGCAAAGCAAATTACTTATCAAGGGTATTTATCCTATTGCTCAATCAAAGATTTAGAGCCTACCTATTCAGAAAAGAAAGTTGCCATCATTTTTGACAATGCAGGAGATTTGCAAGATACAATATTTGATTGGGGAACTTGCTTTATGTCAACTTTGCCAACACAAAAAGCAGAAAAGCCACAAGCAAAAAAAAAGGATTAGCAGAAAAGCCAATATCTAATGAGGAAGTTCGAGGTCGGGCATTTGGTGAATTACGTTTATCGATGCGAGATTTCGAACTTTTGACTTATAAGGAGTTTGAGTACTATTGGAACGGATACTTACGAAGGGAAAAAGACAAATGGAGACACACAAGGGAGATTTTGGCTTTTATACACAATAGTGGAATGAACACAAAGAAAACACTTACAGGCGTTCAATTATTCCCTTTTGAAGAAGAAAAAAGGCAATTAGATGACCAAAGTTTTGAGGAATTATTAAGATTGACAAAAGCAAAGTAATGGCAAATGCACCACAATTAACAGTAGGGTTAGGCTTTGATTTAGATGAAGCGAGTGCCAAAAAGGTAGTAAAAGGCATGGAACGACTTGGAGAATATCTTGAAAAGTCGGCTCAAGATGCAAGCAGTAAGGTTGCTCAAACTTGGAGAACTAAACTAAATTCTTTAGGGAATGATTTAGAAAAGGTTGGAATGAGGTTAAGTGCAAGCTTGTCTTTGCCTTTTGCATTAATTGGAACTAAGATAGTAGAAGCAACAAGGGATTATGACAGATTAAAGCAATCATTAACGGCAATAGAAGGCACATCCGAAAAGATGGGTAAAAGGCTTGAAATATTAACAGAAATAGCCAAAGCCCCAGGTATTGGTTTTGAACAAGCCATTCAAGGGGATGTTAGATTGAGGGCAGTTGGAATAAGTGCGGAAACTTCCGCAAAGGCATTAACACAATTTGCAAACGCAATTGCATTTACAGGAGGTACTGCAAGCCAACTTGATTTAGTTACATACCAACTAAGCCAAATGTCGGCTAAGGGCAAAGTTTTAGGTAATGATTTAAGACCTATAATTGAGCAAGCCCCAGCGGTAGCAGGGGCATTAAAGGCAATGTTTGGAAGTGTTTCATCTGATGACATCCAAACAAAACTAGAACAAATGGGCAAAGGCTCTAAAGAATTTATTGAAGATTTAATTAAGAAATTAGAAGAATTACCAAGGGTTAAAGGAGGATTTAATAATGCAATAGAAAACATGGGTATTGCAGTGAAAGGATTCTTCGCAAAAATTGGAGAGTCGTTATTTAGTGCAATTGATTTAGAAAAAGCATTTCAAGGAATTGAATCTACATTAAACACTTTAGCGGTAGCAATAAATAATCTATCTCCAGAAGCTAAAAAATTCATGTTAGTTATTGCATCAATGGCAATTATTGCACCTCCCGTTTTGCTTGCTTTGGGTTCAATTTCTGTTGCAGTTGCTGCTATTTCTGCTCCAGTAGTTGCAGTAGTTGCAGTTGTCGCTGCTTCAATGTATTTAATTGTAGAATATTGGGAAGGTTTGGCTAAAACATTATCTAACAGTTCTTTTTTTAGTGGATTTGCTTCATTGTTTGGGGGAATGTTTGAGATTATTTCAAATTTAATGGGCGTCTTTGCAAACTTATTTACAGGCAATTGGGCATCATTGGGAGAAAATATCAAAAACATTTTTAAGGGGTTAAACAATGCGGTTATAGGTGTTTTTCAAATAATTATCGGAACTGTTGGCAAAGGAATGGCTCAACTATTTGAAATGGTTGGGATGGATTCAGTTGCAAAAGGCATTTCTGGAGGAACGAGTGCGTTTTTAGAATTTGCTGAAAAATCTAAATTTTCTTTAAATACAGTTAAAGGTGCAGTAGAAGGTGTTAGCAAAGCAATGGGTGATTTATTTAAATCAACATTGCCTCCAAAAACTACTTTGTCTGAAGAAGAATTAAAAAAGCAAGCCAAAGAATTAGAAAAATTAACGGCATGGCTTAAAAAAAGTGCGGAAGAAAGCGAGAAATTCGAAAAAAGCATTACAAAAATAAATAAAGAACTAGAAGAATTAAGGAAAAAGGAATGGAAAGAAAGCCCAATGGGACAAGCTGTTATTTTAGACCATGGTTCTAAATTTCAATCTGATTTAAAAAGAAAAGCACAAAAAGATTTAACAGCTAAAAATTTAAAGCTATTACAAAAAATAGATTTTGGTTTTGAATGGACTGATACATCCTTGGAAGATGCCGAAAAATCATTAAAAAATAGATTAGAAGTTTTAAAAGATAGAATAAAGGGTAGTGTCATAAATGTAAAAGAGGTCACAAAAGAAGAATTTACATTAATGGGTACTATGCTAAGGGAAACAATGATGATTGTTGGCAATTCTGTAGGAGATGCTTTTTCTGGAATGTTTGAAGCATTGTTTACCAAAAGCAAAGACGTAAAATTTGATTTTAAAGACGTATTAGCTAATTTCTTAAAAGCAATGGGTCAAATGGTTTCTTCAATGGGTGCAGCCATTTTAGCGGCAGGATTAGGGTTAAGCGGTTCAGTATTTGGAATGGGTGAAGGTGCTAAATCTATTGCAGCAGGAGTTGGATTAATGGCATTAGGTGGAGCAATGATGGGCGGTGGTTCGGCAATTATGAATAATAAGTCACCATCGCAAAGCCCACAATACAACGGAGCATTTACAGCACCAGTACAAGGAATGAGCAACCAAAACAACAAAGTAGAATTTGTAATTCAAGGCACAACTTTAAAAGGGGTATTAAACAACGTTAATAATTCATTTGGTTAATGGCAAAAGCATTAAAATATTGGTACGAGTGGAAAGATTATGAAGGAACTCTTTTTAAAGAAGAAATTTGGGTAGAGGGGTTTGTGGGTACTGTTGAAGAATTAAAAGCAGGGTCAGAACCTTTAATTAAAAGTTATAACAAAGACGTTGGGGAAAAATACTTAGGAGGTATCGTTCCATTTGTAGCTAATCTTTCTGCAAAAAGTAGTTCGGCATTCAAAGCAACGGCATTTAGTGGAGAGAATTATGGAGATGCTATTTTAAAACACAAGCAGGGTTCAACTGTTCTATT